TAATCCATTATAGAACTTTAAAACATCGCGAAGTTGGTCTTTTGATAGTTCTAATTTATTTTCTTTTACAAATGGACGTAAGGGAACTCCACTAGTCTCTACACCGTAACCCGTTCCAATTCCAGCGTTTTCTCTTTGAGTTAGATCTTGAAGCTCGATGGAATCAATGAGTAAGTATTTTTTCTCATTATTTGTTGGAATAAAAAAGATTTCAACAATATAATTAGTATCATCCCTGTGAACTTGTTCAGTAATTTTATATTCGGGATTCTGTATAGGGATAATGTCTAGGTACTCAGAGTTGTTCTGGTCAGTAAAGTTTCTAGTATCAAACTCTACAACAAAATCTTCAAAATAAGAAGACCTAATGTTATTTAAAGAAACATCATTAATAATTGTTTCAGTTTTAGTTAGGTTATTTATACATTTTACTTGATCAGCAGGCTTATTATTAAAGATATACTGATGAGATAGAGTGTTTATTACAGTGTTTATTGATATATCAGTTTCTCGTAAAGGTTCCCACTTGTGGTTTGGTGTCCAGTTCCACATTAGTCCACTTACTGGTTGAGTATGAATCCAAACTCCAAGCTTACCACCGCCTAGAATATCTGAGTCCTCTTCTGCAATCAAAGACTTAACCTTTAGGCTAAATTTATGATCCTTGATGAAGTAGTTCCTTCTATCACCATAGGACGACAAATCAAATCTGATTCTAGGCAATCCACCTACAGACTTACACTTGATAACTCTGTTGTTTATTAAGTAGTTTTCTAAACCAAAGACTTTAAATGCAGAATCTAAATCAAAAATTCTAAATTGGTTAGCTGATGGAGCGCCTGAAATGTCGCAGAACTCAATACCACTCAGGATAGCAGGATTCCTGTACTCAGCGTTGTTCACATTTCCAGAAACAAAGCTTCCTGATAAAGGAACTACACTATCCCCTGAATCGCTTGCTATGAAGGTTCCGTCACCGCCCTCATTCCACACACTAACTACATCAATCGCACTGGCTGAATCTACACTAGAAGCTACTAAATTGCTTACAGCGGAACCATCTAACTTCATGTCACAGTTGAACAATCCAAGTCCAAAAACTTGACCAAAGATATTACCACCAGTCTTGTCTATCTCATTTAAATTAAGTGGGTGTTTAGCAAAATACTTACAGTAGTCTCGATGTAGTTTGTGTAGTCCGACCCCGAAACTAAAATTTTCATAATCAGCAAATGAATTTAGGACAAAGCCACTAGCAATTGCTTCATTTGCTAAACTTTGAGCGTTGTTCTTCCAGTATGAATCAGGGTCGTAAATGGACGTAGATGATAAAATTTGGAATGCATTATCCAGAGCTTTAGTTTCATAAAACTCATGCATGGTGTTATAAATCTCAGGCAATTGGCCCCTGTCAATATACCTCGCGGTGGCAAGAGCTTCCTCTGGCACCTTCGCATTTGATCCTAAATCAGATAATCCTCTATAAGGGAAAGTATTACTTGTGGGTATTCCAGAAAAAATATTATATGATGTTAGGTCTTCACATTCATTCCAAACGCCTGTTGGATCTACAGGATCGTCCACAGGATGGAACTTGCCCGCAGAAGCAACGTAACCTAGTGTAAGCTCACCTAGAGACGAAGGCATAGACGCCTCAAACGTCGAAGCATCGTAGCTCACAGGGCCATTGAAGCCCGTCCTGTCGTAGTACCCTTCGTGAGGTAGCAGGTACTTCAGGTTGCGCCTACGCATCGCCCTTCGAGCCACACTGCCATGATCAGTAATAACCGCTGTTCCTGATATTAGGGCATCCGAGAAATCATTAGCGTCTGCTCTCTTGAATGTATTTAATCCTCCACGACCACCATCGGATCCACGCCCGTCATCTCCACCACCAGTAGCAAACGACATTGCGGTACCACTAAACTCAAAGTTTCCAAAGATAGCCGCAGAAGTGTATCCTGCCCTTGTATCATCATGGTCTAAACCCAAGTATTCATACTTAGTGCTAGATGCATCATAATACTCCTCTCCACTAGCACCTAAATTAACTTTGGTTATAGCGTGAGCTGGAGCAAACTCCTTAATAACTCTGGCTGCCTCGTATAAAGCATACTTACCATCACCTTCAAGAGTGGTCTTAGAGAAATCAAATTCAGTGTCTTTAAAGTTTATAAATAAGTGAGAAGATTTACCATTCCACAAACTTAGCAAGTTTTTCTCATAATCAGAAATACTTAGCATTACCTCATCAAAATTTGGAGGAATCTGAACAGAACTAAAGAACATTAAAAACTTATTTAAAGATCCAAGATCTGTTCCGTCTGTAACTGAACTACTAACTATGAAGTTACCGACCTCATCTGCAAAAGAATCTGTAACTTGAAAACACTTTATTTTTTCAACTAAATAGTCTACCAATACTTCGCTAACTATACACTCTTTATAATATTTTATTTCTTCAAACGGGGGAAGTGGATAGTTAACTCTTCCTCGGTAACTAAAAAGGAATTCTAAATCACCAACAAATTTAAGATATGTTGGAAACTTTCCATTGCTGGGGTGAGATTCCCCTGCCATATACACACCCTCTCCCAAAGGTCCAAATGCATAGGCAGCTTCAAAGGCATCCCCTTGTCCAAGTAGCTTAGCCTGATTTTTAAGAAGTTGAAAATTTTCATCGGTGGGTTTATGAACATGAAATGGCTTCATATCAGGATCACCGATAATTGTATATCTTCCTACTTCAGATCCATCATTATTAAGTTCAATGAATTCTGGAACTGGGAAGGGGCTGCCATGAAATATAAAGCTCTTGGGATAAGCTTTATAAACGTCTAGCAGGACACTATCAGTAACTAACTTTAAATTTTCTTCTAGACTGCTGGTGTTATAAGCACCTACACCACCTTTTAATGCTAAATCAGGAGTCCAAGTAGTAAGATTTTTGAATAGTGGAGACTTCGTTCCTAAACTATACCAAATAAGATGTGGGATATATGATTCCCACAATTCTTCAACCTTACCCGAAAGATCGAAAACGGAATCAATAATCAAAGTATTGATGGCAGTCTGGATTGCTTCAACGGTTCCCGATTTTTTGTATAAATCTATAGCAAGTCTGAGTTGTTGTCTCCACTTTGCGGGGGAACCACCTCGAAGCCTAAACCCGATTAAATCTGCAATATACTGTAGCTGGTCATCCCTAACATTTTCTATGTCGTATATCAGCCCAATGTTTTCTATCTGATCTGTGATGTCTGCGAACTGAAGTCCCATTAAGTTTGTGAACTTTCTATGAGGACCTTTTGATACTCGGTCCTCTAATTCTGTTCCCGCATCAATAAAACTATCAAAAGCATCTCGAACGGTGTAGTCCCTTTGGTCGATGTACAGGGGTGAGTAAACAATATCAACCAAAGTCTGTAGTGCGTCTAACTTCTGTGTTCCACTTGTATACGTCGCAACCACACCATCACTCGCGTCTAAAATGGCATCAGCAGTTCCAGAAATAAAATCACTAGGTAGGTAAGACCCAAAGGAGCAGGTTTCGTTGTTTCTCCAAAGATACTCGGTTAGCCCCCGTATACCATCAACTGTCTCCAAGGTGTTTCCAACATACAAGGAGTTCAGTGAAGACAAGACATAACTTGAAGGCGAGTAATCTAATCCACCATCAGCCGAAGTGTTTAAGAAGTAAAACCACCCTAGCGTATCTACAAGGTAATTGTGAACTGAACTAGCATCTGCATTATCAGTTAACGCTGACAGGGTAGAAATGTTTGCTTCTAGGGAACCTGGCTGTGTTTGTGATGCAGGAACAATCAAGGGCAGTAAGGTGCCCGATAAGTAAGTATTGAATTGCCCGCTGGTATCGTAATCCGCTAATGAAGTTCCAAGAGGTAAAAGAATTTTAGACTCAAACAAAAATGGATTAATCTTTGTAAGCTCGTTTTGCTTTACAAAGTATTGAGCTATACCATTTATGCTCCCTAGTGAATTTGTTTGAGTATTAGCAACTCCAGACAAGGAGATTACATTAGAGATATTATTTGCTAGTGATAAGTGCTTATTGATTAAGTCCGAAACAGGGTTTAGTTCAGTGCCACTAAGCTGTAAATCTTTCTCCTGATATATATCAGGAGTAATTAATTCAAGCAACTCTACAAAATTTGTTTTGTAGTAGTTTCTAGATTTTGGTGTATATTTATTAATTCCCATCAGTCTAACAAGATTATTGATATTGTTAGATTATTCAATTGAATAATCTCATTGAAATCAATCGTAACATCTTGATCAAAATCATCTATTGTAGAAATTCTTACTTCATCTATTTCAAATATTTGTCTGTTTAGTTCAGCTATATTTAAGTCTTCACCAAAATCACGATTGTCAGCGTTCATATAAGTTAAAATTTTATTTCTAACTTTTGCTTTAATTTGTTCTTGATTATTTTCTAATTCTTTATCAATTGAAATTGTTACATTTAAATCAAGTGTTCTAATTAAACCGTCAACAATAACAATATCATCAGTTGCCATCTTTTTCTTAGCTATGGCGTCTAAAAGCTGTGTTTTAAAGTTTGTTGTAGCCTTTTGGAGCTGTAAGTCTGATGCTTTTTCTAGAACATAAATATCAATAACATTCGCAGATGCATAAGCTTTTCTTGTAGCTGCTGTGGCCTTTCCAATTGTGCCAAAGGTGCTAATAAAAGTGTTAGCAAAAACAGAATAGTCTTCTAGAGTAACTAAGCGATCTTGTCTTCTAAAGTTTAATGGAGCGTACTTTTTTGCATGTTCAATAGTCTCGGCATTAGAACCACCAGTTCCTTTACTTGTATTAGTTACTGTACCAATTACGGGACCTCCTGTTGTGTTAAGTTGTATAGAGGCATTTATGGTATCTTTTTCAATATTGCCTCTAGTCCCCCCGCCCACACGGTACTCAACCCTAAATGTTGCTGAGTCCGTTGGAGACACGCCTACTGATCCATCACCAAAAACTATTGTAGCGTTATATTCATCATCATAAATAACTTCAAAAATTTTGTCTGAAGATCCAGAAGCAAAATAAATATTGTCAACTTCCGAGTAGGCTCCTTTCACTGAATCATTTAAACTATTAATATAAACCAAAATACTGCCTTCAATAACAGGTCCTTGACTGAGTTTGATTGTCTTAACTCCTTCTGTAGCAGCAAACTCCCCAGTCTCACTTACCAAAGCTCCTTCCTGCAATACAAGATTTGTGTATACCTCTCCTGAACCATCGTCGGAATCAGTGGGTAGTAATATAATAATTCCTGTATTATTCACGGTATCAACCAGCCCATTTTCAACTTTATATAAAGTATAACTTAGTGCTCCACCGTCCTGAGGAGAGGTAATATTTATATTTCTATTTTCTGGAGTTATTGTGCCTGTTGAGGGTGTTTCAAAAGTGATTTTAGCGTCACAGGCGGCTGATAGTGGACCCCTCATTCTAATACCAATAAGCTCAAGCAACTTCTTTACACTTGATCTCTGCTTCGCAGTCGCCAAGAAGTTTTCATTAGCCAGCATGTCTGCCTTCATAGACATCACCGCGCCCATGTAAGCTGTAAGCTCAAGGAACATTAGACCTAAATCTGATTCCACAAAATACTTATAATCGTTTGGATATACCGTTTTGGCGTAATCAATCAATGATTGACGCAAGGTGGTAAAGTCTGTAGCTGCAAAATTAATAAAGGATGGACGCTTAGAAACTGGTATTGTAGTCAGCTTCATAAAGTCTGAACTAATTGTTCCAGAAAAATTCATGATATGGTAACTCCGACATCAAATACTTCCAAGTCAGACTTGTCCAACTTTAGTGTGAGAATAACCTGTAAGGAGTTGCCCCCTGCTGGACCAGCTTCTCCTAAGGGAAACACAGCAAGCTTGGCGATTCTTGCTCCCACAATGTAGTTTCTAAATGATGTTTCTATTTCGTTTCTAATTCCTTGGAAGGTGGATTCGTCTAATGGTTGAAATAAATACTTTCTAAGATTACACCCATAATTAGGTAGCATTACTCTCTCACCCCGCTCAGTTAAAAGTAGCTGCTCAACTGAGTTTTTTATCATGTTTATTCCAGAAGACTTAGAAAATATACCCCCGTTAACCTTTGAACCTAGTGGATATTGGAGTCCATAGATTTCCTGCTTCTGGCTTCTTACAGGTTGGATGTTGTATCTTTCCTGTATTTTTCCATAAATATTTGTTGTAAGATTAGCTGCCATTAGATCTTAATATTTTTGAAAAACCCTTGCTGTGCATCATAGTTTTTCTTTACTTCCGAAGTATCTAGAGGTCTAGAATAAAACTTTAAACTTCCTATGTGTCCACGAAGACCACTAACCACACCCCCTCGATCTCCTCCCAAGAAGTTACCACTTTGGTACATGCCGTCAGTGTATCCTCCCCCCACGATCCAAGGTGTATAGAAGGGGTTTAGTAGCGGACCTTGCTTTACAGTCGAAGGTCCGTCCACGGTTGTTGAAGAGTATTGGAAACTGTTATTTTTCTTGAATGAAGGTAGTGATGGGCCAATACCTTTATCTACTCCGAATACAGAAGTTATAGACGATGTAGCTACAAGAGAACCATCAGCATACATTCTTATTTCATCTTTTTCAGGTTCGCAAGCAATATCAATTAGAACAAACTGAGAAGACACATCTCCAAAAGGAGTATCTTCTAAATCTACTTTCATTTTATAGAAAGTTTCACTCTCTGGGCATTTTTCATTATTAATAAATGAAGCTGATGAGGAGTCTCTAGCTTGAGTTGGCGCTATGAAGAAACTCAAAGAAGACACTGGATCGTTGTCGTAATTATTATTACTAAACGGAGCAGTATTTTGAGTTATCCTTCGGTCTCTAGTAAATCCACAAAGCATACCACGAACAAACTCACCGCCCCTTTTATTCTTTAAGAAATCTAAATCTGTAATCTGACCAGTGTGATCAACCGCAGACACGTTAGGATTTTTTCCAGTATTTTCACATCCAAACAAGACTTTTGTTAAAGAAGAAGGAGAAGGTGTTCCTGGGGAAGATCCACTAGCCCAACCTAAAGCGCCATCCGTAATATTTGGAACATGAACCCAACATTCAACAGTAAATCCAGTTGACGAATAAGTTAGATCTCTAAACTCTGGGGTGTCTGGTAGTTTGATGAATGATCCTAGAGCGGAAGCTCCTGCTGGGTCTGTGCTCTTGTTCTTCACTATACCTTCTAAGTATGGGATGGCTAATCCTGAAAAGAAGATAGACTGCTTTGATGTTCCCACAAGCTGTGCATTGTTGTACATGTCTTCCGTAGCACAGTTTGTGACATTGAAGTTAACTGAGGAGGGCAGCTCCAAAGAAGTATCCAAGAAGTTGTAGATGGCAAACAATCCGTTAGAAACCACTTGATCTGTTAGAGACAAAACAGTTCCA